CTAGCAATACGTCATTTTCGATTATTTATCGCTGGCTTACGCAATTGCTCTTTAGAGGGTAGTCCATACTTCATATACACATAAATCCCCTTAAAATACTGTTTTAAACGATACGCAAGCCTCACTTTAACCTCTTATTTCTCTTTGTTTTCACCTTTAAAGAAGTTTTTACAGTGGTCTTCAAACTCCTTATCTAAGTGATCTCTTTTTATCTCTAAGGCTTCCAGTGATATGCCGGCAGTTTTACATTCACCACAACATTTGTCGGTTCCACAATACGGATGAGATAATCTATCGTATTCTGTATATGTTCTGGCATTGTTTTTGTCATTGTCTTTCATTGTTTGATGGTCTCCTCTTACATTCATAGTTTATTAGATAGCCTGCGTTGCCATTGACTAGCGGGCGGGCTTAACTCTAAGCATTGCTTTCATCTAGTTTGTATATATCGTAATTATTGTCTTTATAGTCTTTTTCTCTATTAACAAACGTATTTTCTTTTACACTACTTGGATAATTACGTTCTAAACTGTCTTTCACCACTTCTAAATGTGTGGTATGTGTATTGTTTTGTATTGACACTACGTGGCGTATATGTGATACTAGATAGTTACCGGTTAAAAATAAATCACGTCCTCTTGGTTCAGCTTTGACTTGTGGTATTTCTAAATTAATAATATCACCAGCGTCTATGAGTGTATTACCAGATATTTCTACATTCAGTTTAATTGAACTAAAATTCATACGTTGGGCTTGTCGTTGGCGTACTAATACAGACAAATCAGGTGGTGTAAAGTCATTGTGTAACTTAGCATTATCACACAAATTAAATAACTTTGTAGGATATTCTTCTAATCCTTTGCCTAATTCATCACTTGGCGTTGCCGGTAGTGTATGTCCAATATCAACTTTGTTACCGTCTTTACCTGTTGTGGTGTGAAAATACTCTGGATAATCTTCAAAATAGTTATAATCATAGGTTTTAATTGTTTTATTAAATAAATCAGATGTAATTAAACGACTGGCATAAGCACCTGTTCTCATATTGTAAATGGTATCAAACTGATTTTTAATTTCGTAACTGCGTATTCTACGCATAGCACTATCTACAGGACTATCGTTCTCTCGTCCACCTCGTACACTACCTGCCTCTACATAAAAATATTCAATCGGTTCTTTGGCTTTGTTTGTATCAGCTAATAAACTTTCAAAACTTCTAAAGTGTAGACCTTGTTTGTTTTCAAAAAACAGATAACCAGCGTTCTTATACTTCTTTGATTTACTATGTTCTGCCATCATATCAATAGCGGTGTATGGTCGTATATTCGGAAAAACAAAACGATTGATAATTGTCGATGGCTCAACAAAGAATTTCTTTTTACTATTTAAAAATGTTTCATCACGTACAAGTTGTCGCACTATTTGATCGGTAGGTCCATCTAATGCTTGACTTACTCGTACTTTTTCGTTATAGTACATCTCTTTACTACAAAAGTGTAAAACGTAGGTCTGCGCTGATTGATTAATTCTTTTACGATTTTCTATTTTATACACGTACATTGGCGAACCAGTTTTTGATGTAAAGTCAAAATCTGTATTACTGACATTGTTAGGTGTATTTAATTTAAATTCTAAACGTTCTAAACCTGTTAATGGCAAGTCTTCAACAACATCAAAACCATCGGCTAATACAATATTACCTGTTAATGACTTTGAATAGATACTTTCAAAGATGTTTAATTCAACAATAAGTGATTTGATTTCTAAACCGTAAGGACTATCACCTTCACCTTTACGATAAGAGTAAAGATAAACGTTACTTAAATTAAAATCGCCTGGTTCTTGTAGTTTTGAGTAGTCTGCCATATCATTATAAATCTATTTGTTTTTCAAATTCTTCAATGAAAATCGGTAGATATTTTCTGTCTAATAATTTTATCTCTCTTTTCTCGTCTTGTAATCTTCTTTCGTACTCGTAATTTGATACCGAAGAAGCACCTGTTGTTGTACTGTTTACTTCTATTAAGTGTGAATAATCAGATGATGATGTAGCACCACTTGATTGTGCTATTTCGTAGTGATGAACAGCACCTGGATTGTCATACTTATCATTAACATATGTTTCAAAGTCTTGGTCATTTAACGGCCAACCATAATATCTATCTGTGATATTATTTGTAAGTAATATAATCCAATGTAAATGTGCTGAACCAAAATGTTTATACGCAATTGATTCAGGTGTGTCACCATTTTGTAATTGATATTTAAAATATAGTGATGATGTATTAGCGATCTTTTCTCTTAATTTAATACGTCTAAAAATATCAGTGACAACTCGTAATTCGCCAGAGTTATCAATATCGTAAACTATTTGTGGAAATGCTGTAAAATATGACATAATTAGTATCCTTTAGCGATTGTTTCTTTTGTCATAATTTCCATTTCGGTAAAACTTAAATTCATATTCATAATGACAGGTGAAGCACCTTGTTGATCGCCATAAAATGTTTTAAATTTACCTTGAGGTGCGTAATCAACATCAACTGCTGTTAAGGCACAACGTGAAACTTTAGGTAAATATAAGTTTTCTCTATCTCTATACATATATCTTATTTCAAATTCTGAAGGCACTTTAAAATATCGACCTTGTGATAGTCCGTTATTAAATTCTGGTAACATATGAAACTTAAATAAATTAATGATGTCGTGTGCTGATTTCATTTCTTCTTCATTCTTTGGCGCAAATACAAATGAATATGAAAACTGTCTAAAAGGTACTGACTTAAATACAAATTCTTGTTGAGGATTAATAGCTCTACCTAATCCTTTATCTATAGCGGCATTAATATCTCCTACGCCAGGTATAATTGATAGAGCACCAGTTAATGCTCTTGTTAGTAATGGTTCAGCGGCATCTAAAAAGGCACCACCACCTTGTTTTACTTTATCAAAAAAACTACCATTACCTCCAATAATATCAGCAAATTGTTCACCTAAGAAACCTGCTAATTCTGTATTCGCATTTTCATAATCAGCTCCGTAAGTTGATTTTACAGTTGAAGGCATATACAATACTACAGCGTCTGATAATACACTATGAGTTTGTAAGTTACCTGAAGTTAAACCTTTTGTTTGTCCTCGTAAAACAGAATTATCAATACGATCACCTGATTTTGTAACAGCGGTACTTTTACCAGCAAAATCTTCGGATCTATGGTCTATTGTAGGTAAGTTTTTTTGTTGTGTTATTTTACCGTCTTTAGAAGTATAACCATAAAAATTAGTTTTATTATGAGATACAATATAAAACATCATATAGTGACCTTCTTCCATCAAATCACCTGTATTTGAAGGATAATATTTTGACCCAAATTTTAAGTTATCATTTTCAGGTAATAAATGTGCCGTATCTGACATATCAAGTGTTTCAAGTGGAGACCTTTGATATTGTTTAGCAAATATTTCTTTTTCATTTGCTGTATTAGAATTAGGCGTCTTACCATAAATGGTGTTTCTTATATTGCCTGAAAGTTGACTGATTTTCTGTGCTATCGTTCTCATAATACCTGTCTAAATATGTTTACTAATATTTATAAGAATTATGGCTAAATCATACAAAGGAATATATCGACCAAGTAACCCTAAAAAGTACGTTGGTGACCCAAATAGAATAGTATATCGTTCATTACTTGAGCGTAGGTTTATGTTATACTGTGATAGAACAGATGACGTAATCAATTGGGCAAGTGAAGAAGTATCTATACCATACATCTCACCGATAGACAAAAAACTACATCGCTACTATCCTGACTTCATAGTTAAGACTTCTAAAGGTCGAAAACTGATTATTGAAATCAAACCATACAAACAAACATCACAACCAAAGGCACCTAAACGTAAATCAAAAGCTTATTTACGTGAACAATTAGAATATATCAAAAATACGGCAAAGTGGAAAGCAGCCAAGGCGTTTAGTGAAGATAAAGGTTTTGAATTTAAGATAATTACTGAAAAAGAATTAGGTGTATATTAGTGACTGCCCTCAAAGGCAGCTCTATACGCTGATTGTTCAGGATTTGTAATACTTACACCAGCACTAACTGAAGCATTATTTTTTGAAGTTGTACTATTATCATTTTGTTGATAGATGATATTAGGATATTCACCTGTACCTTTTTCAACAGGTGTAATTCCTTTATCTATCATTTCGTGTGGCATCAAACCACCTGTTTCTTTCATTTGTTGTAATAAGGCAAGATCATCTGGCACAGTACCAGCGACAGTTTCGCCATCAGCTCTACGTTTTTCTATTAACTCTAACACTTCACTTTTTAAATTGATACGATATTGTTGTTCTTGTAAACCTTTTAATTTACTTTCTAATCTTTTTCTTTTTACATCTTTTGAAGGTTTATAAGCTTTCTCTAGTAAACTCATATCTTCATATTCTTTATCTAAGTTAGCTAATTGATCTTGTGTGTCTTTTATGTCTTCGTCTATTTTGACATTTCTTTTTTCTATATTTTCTTGTTGTACATCTTGTATTTCTTGTGCTCTATCACTACTTGATTGAGCTTGTTTTTCTTCTAGTTCTTTTCTTTTTTCTTCATCATCACCAAATATGTCTAATTTATCCATTAGTTTTTTTAATCCATAACCTAAAGCAATAATTAATCCTCCAATTAATAAGAATGGTAAAGCAGCAGCTAGAAATCCTGCTGTGGCAGCTAATACACTCATTAACATTCTAGCAAGACCTTTTGCTAACGTACCAAATAATTTTACAATTTGACCTATGCCTTTACCTAAATTTAAGAATATTCTTCCTACACCTTTAAATGCTTGTATAGGAGCCATTAATGTATCAGTAAATGAGCTAAACATATCTTTAATACCTGATGGTACGTTTTCAGCTAATTCATCTAAGAAACTTTTTGATTTGTCTAATTGTAATTTATTTCGATTATCTTCGTTTTTTTCTTGTCTTTTTATAAGAGCCATTTGTCTATCAGCTAACTCTTTTGCCTTTTCATCATCTCTTTCTTCACTATTTTGATATTCTTTTATTTCTTTTTGTAATTGTTTTTCATCTTTTAAAATATCTTTTTCTTCTTTGATTATTTGATCTCTTTCAGCTCTCAATTCTCTATTGGTCATTACAACGGCTTGATAGGTAACTTCTTTATCTCTCTCAATTAATCTTGTTTGAGCTTTAATATTGCCTTGTTGTAATTGTGAAACTTCTTCATCAGCATCTTTTTTACTTTGTACTAAATCTTTTAAGTTAGCGACTAAATCGTTTTGTAAAACATTACCAAAAGATTTTAAATCAGTACCCATATCACTTATGACATTTGATAATTGATCTACAACACCCTCAACTTTATCAATTTGACCTGATTCTAAATCTCTTTTTATGTCTGATAAAAACTTTTGACGTTCAGGTATAATGACTGCTTTAGCACCTGCTTGTATCGCTTCACCAACTGATCGGTTAATAGCGAAAGCAAGTTCTTTTAAAATATCTGTACTAATAGCAGCCATTTAATTATTTCTTATCTGATTTTGCTCTACTACCTGTGTATAGACCAAACCAAGCAGCGCCAGCACCTACAACGATAGATACTAACCCACTTTGTTCCATAGTAGGAGCTGATAAATTCATATACCAGATTACTACTTTATACAATAGAAAAATGTATGTTGAAATGAATACTCTAGGAAATATTCTCCAACTATCAACTGCTCTTGCTAAGTCAATTAAACCTTGATATCTATTTTTACTAGAGTCGATTGTATTTGTGTCAATTTCTAATTCTAAATTAACTTTTTTTGTTTCATTCATTATTAGTTCCTCTTCGCCATTCTGGCGTCTTGTTTTTCTTTTTCTTCTTTTAAATAATTAGCTAATAACGAAACGTAAATATCCCTCTCCCAAGGCATCATATTTTCAATCTCACTTAATGAATATTTATGATGTTGTATCAGAGCAAAGTTTGTTTCAAAGTATGCTTCTAAAGTGTTATGGGAGAGGATAATTCGAAAAAATCACGTAATCCTGTGAATTTTACTTTACTGGTGACGTTAGTTTTTGGATTGACAACTTCCGTTTCGTGTGTTATCTTAGGCATTTTGTCAAAAAACTTTTTCACCTTTTCAAATGACTTTTGATCTAACTGTTCAAAAAAAGCCATCATTTCCTCTCTGGTATTATCTTTAGGACTGTGGATTGTTTCACCTTCAAATATGTGGTCAATACAATCTACTAGCACATCAAATACTGCTTCCATCTTACCTTGTTCTAAAAGTTGAGTATTTTTATAACTCTTTAGAGTAGGATAAGTTAAAACAACACCTAAATTTCTACTTTCATCAATGATTATTTTATTATTGTGGTCATCATCAACGTGTACTTCGACTTTTGTTAAATCTATCTCTACATCACCGTAAGTTTTTAAGTCGTCTGGACATAAAACTCTAAACTTGGCCACCTCTCCTACTGACCGAGCACGTATTTGTAAAAAGATATATTCTAAATCGAATACTGGTAAATTATCTATATTAATTTGACCAAAAGTACAATTTTCTACCACTTGTTTAATGCCAGAAACTAGTTCGACATCAACTTTATTATTTTCAGCGGCTATCAATAAAAGTTTTTCTTCTTTTACTGTAAAAGGTCTAAACTTGACCACTTTATCAGTAGAAGGTAGAGTCAACTCATATGTAGGCACATCAATTTTTGGTAAAGCCATATTATCTCCTTGTTATTATAATATTATAAAAATGGCGGAAACACTCTACCATTAGTGATTCTGCCAGTAGGCACACTTCTACTTATCTGATCTAAAACTTGTTTTCCAGCACGTCTTAATTCAGGTGGTAGTTTGCCTAATAATCCTTTGTCTGCTCTTTTAATAGTGTAGTCATCTAATTGTGATGTTCCTACATCTATATTTCCTTTTTTGTCTAAGTAAAAGTTTACCCAATATCTATATGAAAAAGTAACAGTAAACTCAACAACATTGTTATTATCATATGAATATTGAATATCACCTATTGTTGTAGGAAAAGCATCATAGATATGACAAGCATAGGTTTTACTATCTCGTTCATTTTTACTAATAAAAGAACCTAATTGATAAATGTTCATATCAGCCACATAGTTATCATAGAAATTTAAATTATGTGATTCTAAATTTATAGCACACTTTTGCCACATCTCAAAAAACTGTCTTTCTCTTAAAAATTTGTCACTATAAAAAGTTGCTGTTATTTGACCGTAAGTGTGATCTATAGCAATATTTCTTGGTGGTCCGTTGTGTTGTACAGCAACCTGTTCGATTGTACGACCAGGCATATTAATACTTCTACAAAATGATTGAACACGTCTAATATTATCTGTTTGTAAAAAGAAATCTGATTGTGATGTAAAGCCAACTATTTCTTCAATATCATTACTAAATTGTTGGTCATTGTTTTGTTCATTAAAACCTAAACTCGGTGGTTTTGTTGCTCTTGTTGATATAGGACTACTAATACCTCTTGGTAAACCAAAATCAACATAGTATCTTGCTTGTCTAGCAAAACCCTCTGCCTCACCAACAGATGACAGAAATCTACCCATAACTGTTTCAGGATTACCACCAGGTTTTTGTCTAAACCTATCATCATTTTCTACATTTTCTAAACTTTTATCTCTTGGAATACCAACTCGTACATCATATCCACCAATTCTTTTTCCGCCTCTAAGTATTGCCATTAAATCATACCTCTACTTTGTCCATAGACATAACTTTCTGATCTTTTCTTAAATTGTTGTACTGGTAAATATACGGCAAGAGCAGCCTCGTCATTGTCTATTCTTAAAAAGTTTGATCGTACATAATTAAATAAATATTTTTTGATAGTAGGTTTTACCAAAGGCAAACCTTTTATTCTATCATAACTAACATCTAATTTCATATTTTTGTCTAACTCTCTTTTTGTAGCAAACTTACCGTGTACACTTTGTAATAATCTAAATCTTAATAGTGGTGGTAGATAGTGAAAGTTCATACCTAAAAAACCACCTTTAATTGGCTCTAGTGGTAAAACTAGAGGAAACGTATCATAATATGGCAACTTCTTTTTTGTTTTAGGATCATAAAAAAACAGATTTAATCTACCTGTACTAGGTCGTTGTATCAATTTGTTTTGATTTATCAACTTTCTAGCAGTTACAGTATCAGCAATAGATGATATAGCATTACGATACCAACTTGCTGATTTACGTATACCACCTTGTTTATCTACTAAGGGGTCTAAAATACTGATTGCCATAGTGCTAATATTTATACTTGAAATAAAAAAGGGGACAGTATTTCTACTGCCCCCTTAAAGTTATGAAGCGGAGAGATTTACTCGTCTTCAGCAAGCCTACTAAAGTAAGACAAAGTATCATCTTCATCATCATTTAGTTCAACTTTAGTGTCTGCTTTAGGTTGAGCAACTTCACTACTTTTCACTGAGCCATTTGACTTAGGCGGGAGGTCTGTTTTGTCAACTGTTTCAGCGCTTCTTACTCCTGTAATTACCCTATTCAGTTTCTCTTTGAGTTCATCATAGGTCTTAAAATTATCGGGAGCTAAGAAAGGTTTTAGAGCGTGTTGTTTTGACCAGATGTCTTTAATCTTGTCATCACTTTCAGCGATTGTTGATACACCCTCAAATTCAGATTTATCATAATTCCAATAGCCATCAACTTTTCTTAGTTTTAACTTAAAGTTAGCACCTTTCCAAAAGTCGAATACGTTAGTTGGCTTTTCATCTTCAAAAGCAGGTTGAAGTGCCTCGGTAATCTTATCAAAGATTTTCTTACCGAATTTGTATAAGAACACTTTACCTTCGTTCTCTGGATGTTTTGGATCACTTACAACTAAGATATTAGCATAGTAAGATAATTTTCTTTTTCTCTTACGAGCAATCTCTTTGTCACTATCTAATCCTGTATTCCATAGTCTTGTGTTTTCTTCACTGACAGGATCTTTTTGACCAAGTGTTGTTAGTGAGTTTTCGATATACCAACCACCTTTGTCTTGGAAAGCGTGTGACCATACTCTTTGCCAAGGTAAGTCTTCGCCTTCAACGGCAGGTAAGAAACGAATAACAGCATAGCCGTTACCTGTTTTATCCATCTCTGGTTTCCAAAAACGTTCATCAACGTATTTTGATTTATCTGATTTGTTATCTTCGGGATTGAGATTTGCCTCTAAGGCTTTGGTTAGTTTGTCAAAGTTATTTGACGATTGTTTTAATGTTTCGAAATCCATATTTTTCTCCTTGTATTAATCGTATTTCGTATTTGTGTTACCTGTATAATCGGTATCATTATTATTTATAAGAGTTTTAATCACGTTTAGCATTTTTCTTTGCCCATTCTTTAACACTCTCACCTTTAGGTAATGACCTTTGTATTCGCCATTCTCTAAACTGTTCTAACTTGGTTATTAACCAATCAATAGTTTTGTATATAAGTCCATCAAACATAAAGTCCTTTGTTACTATGTGTCCTTCGTGGGATTAGTTGGAACGCACCCACAAGCTTCCGGGAAGAGTCCATATCTGAGCTAGATTGGTCCCTACTCACAGCCAAACAGTGTGTCTTCAGCCATTCGGCCATAACCCTCACTGCCCTCGCCTTTTGCCCTCTTAAGCAATATTCAGCCAGAAGGAAAAATATGTTTCGAACCATATTTCGTTTACACATATCATTAATATATCACCTTTTTCCCAAAATGTCAAGCATATTTGGATAATCAATGTATATTAAATTCTCTATACCTGACCATTCGTCTATTCGTTTATCGACTTCATTGTCGCCAGATATACCAAACTTGTTTACTTTATAGAATTTTATTAGTGGATTTTCAGTAAATAGATGAGCCCACTGTGTTATCCAGTTTACTGAAGGTATTGGTGAATTTTCTGATAAACCGTAATGATCTGTACCTTTGTAAATGTTATTTAATTGATGAGTTGTACTATTTAAATCATGTCCTAATAAAAATACAGATTTAGGATTCTCATTGTGACAAGCAACATATCCTGAAGTGGCACCACAAGCCCAACCTCTATCTTTGTTATTAGGCATAATTTCAGTTAAACAGTGTGATTTATCATTTTCATAAATCCAACTTACTCTAGCAAACTTTTGATTAATCTCTTTTTTAACAACTTCAGGCTCTTTGTCTTTACCTTTACGTAATACGCCTACAATACCATTTAAACTACTACCATGAAATACAAACTCTTTAGCAGACTTTTTTTGATCTTTATTTTGTTTTAATACATCATATTTTTCAAAGTCATTTATTTCACTATCTGTAACATTACCAAACACCATACTTTCAAACATATCTTTAGGAATTTTTGTCCAACTTCTCAACCATGTTTCATTATTTTTAGCATAACCTGATTGATATATTTCATGTGATATGCCATGGTCAACAGCACACAGTACATCAGGTGTAAAATCTCTATATAAAGCATTACACCCATATATTTTACCGTGTTGACGTAATTGTTCTAAATCAAAATCTTTACGACTTTCGCCATTACCAATTAAAAAAACATTATCACTCATTTACAAATACATCTCTTAATATCATTTTACATTCAGTAGGATTAAACTTTACAAACGGCCTAAACTTTTTAAGACGATTTGATATATCTTTCCA